CTCGATAATACGCAATGCCTCACACGCAACATTCACGCCCATCAGTGTACCTCGACTAATTGCAAATGACTGTGCTGATGGCCGGCAACCCTCAATTGTGTACCGAGGCTTCGGATCTCCAGCGTCTTCAAACTCTGCAGAGTCTTGAATAACGAGATCAAAACCTTTTTCGAAAAATTCAGTAACAATTTGTGTATTTTGAACATTCCGACTACCTGAAACTGTCGAAGGCAGTAGCTTCCTGCTCACTGCCCCTCCCCCTTTATTACCTGACTCGCCACCCCCTTCCGAAGGGTTAGGTATCATGCGAATGAACGAAATCTGAACACTGACAACTCTACCAAGCGGTTCAATGTCCCGACTGTCAATCTCGCCTAGCACATCGATACGTTGCAGTCCGAAAACTTCATTCACCGTAACACCAGTGGCGTAACCCAGTACCTCGTCACCCACTTTTACGATGGCGTTTGCCCCATTCATAGATCTAATATTAGCCATTTCGGATCTCCCTATCTAACCACGTTAGCGGTAACTGTGATGAAGTTTAGTGGTTCGATGGCAGCGACACTGTAAACAATATTAGCAACGTCCCCTTCGAGAGTTACTGCCAGATCCCGAAAGTCCTTGATGATACCATTCACCCGTTGGTCATCCAGTGCTCGTTGGGCAATGGCCTTCAGGGATGCAGCCCTACCCAGGGTCACCTTTGTACCAATCTCGTCCTGTAGAACTGATCGCAGGATACGAATAGATTGGTTAACTGACTCGTTAGCACTCACCTCGGAATACACAGGGTTATCATCACGTAGCCATGTTGTGACACTACGCTCTACTCGTAAGCTCGTAGAGTTAGGATTTGCCAGGATAACGAGGCCGCGTCGAATAGCGAGACTTGCCTCCTCTTCCCTGTCGAAGCTCTCCTTCGTACCCTGGATGAGATCAGAAGGTCGCTTGCGCGTCATCGGCTCACTGATAGGAGTTGCTCCCTGAATGCCTGCCAATAAACATGCCGTGAAACGAGGATCGTACACATTATCCCTGATTACAATAGACTGTGGTGTAACAGCGACATTACGATCATTGAGTTGTCTAGACCATGATGCGTATGCCTGTTGAATAGTCTGATTTGAAGATGTTCCCACCCAGACATTTCGTTCATAGCCTGCTTCTTCAGCGGCATCGATAGCGTGCTGTGCTGCCACCTTATGAACACCAATTGCATCTGTGAACGGTACAACAATGTTAATATCGAGACGTTTGATGGAGTCGAATGATGCCTGCCACTCACTACTAGAAATCGCAGTGTCTCTTGAGCCTCCCTGCAACCGCGACGTACCGGTACTAGGTGGTTGATTTGAGAGTTCAACGGCTTCCACATAGGATGAGCCGCTGAACCAATCAATGATCGTTGCTCTGTTAGTTGTAAATTGAGCAGTCTGACTGAATACGCTGGTTGCGCCCAAGCTATCTAGACGAGAGCCTGAAACAAACCCTGCTGGCACTTCCACGTCAAATGTACCTGTCACCTCGTCACTGAGAGCTGCAATTGTATTTAGGGTTGTCTCAAGACTTGTGATCGTGGACAATTCTTGAGTAAACAATACGATCTCTACCGTAAGAGCACCGACAAAGGTGTTAGGGTCTGGGGCAGTTACAGAGGTAACACTCGAGAAAGATTTTGTTGTAACAAACTCTTCATTAGCTACTGCAGTGGCTGGGACGTTCAGTGTTTCGCTATCAACGTTACCCGCCAAGTCCAAACCCTCTACTGTAAATACCGTCGCTGTAGTCTGGTCACTTGCGAGGGTCAGTGTAACAATTCCTTCAGAAGGAGACGCATTGGACAAGAAAGGATTTTGGTGAACATTACCTGCAGCAACTTCCTTCTTTGCTGTGATGGTTAGGTACTCACTACCTACCTCAACTTCCATACCTGTAAACATTTCAGTTTGTGATGCTTCGTACTCCAGTGAGGCGATCGCGCCATCTCCGAGTGCCTGAACCTCTTCACGTACTGTACTGCCCTCGATTGTACTGAGGTCAAATTTGGAAGAGTCTGTCCCGTTCGCGACAATTTTGGCAAATAGTCGATTGCCATCATTTCCCCACAGGCGAGAGCGTATGCTCAAACCACCAAAATCCGCTTTAGCTTGCGTAGATTGCCCAGCATTGACGAGAGTCAAGCTATTAATGCTTGCGTCCTCTTGGAGAGGTTTAAACATTATTTCGGATGCTACTAGCAGGTCTTGGTTTGTGTCTCGCAGATACTCCGTAAGCTCATTACGGTTTGCAAAACGCACAGGAGTGCTCGCTTTTAGTTGCGGGAAATCACCAACGAGTGCAATATTGCCTGTGGCTGGGGCAGCCTGCTCCGACAGATTGTTGATCACCCGTGCGTAGACGGAGGGTCTAAATCTCTGCTGCCCGTTAAAAAATATACTGGATGGCATGTCAAACTCCATATTTAACGTAGGATAGTCTCTACATTATACACTAACCCTGCCATTTATTGTACTCCCATCAGGACGCTGGCTCTCATGTTGCACCTGTATATCGTACACAGGACGATCCAGATCCTGCTTCGCAGGTAGTTCTAGTAGATGCAATCCTGCATAGCGCATTTGCCGTCCATACGTAGCGAGGTCTTCACCTGCAAAAGCTGGGTCGGGCACAAGCGATGTTGACCCCACATAGATGATATTTTGAAACGCTGCTTTAATCAGTACGTCCTTAAAGGTCAGCATGCCTGCCTGGACAATCATCGAAATCAGCCGTACAGTTTCCAAGTTGTCTGCGTAGATGCTGACGCTTGCTTCCTGACTAGTGAAAATATGGTTAAACTGAACATCTCTACCATCATTCCCTAAATAGCCACCCGATGCCTGCCCAAGACCCTGCTCGTCGTAGTATTGCTCGGAACTCTCAACAGTGACAAGGGGTAGCTGCTTCGCCGTCCTTGCGTTATAAGCTGCATCAAATGACACAGTAGTATTTTGCAAGGTATCAAACATCCTATCCCGCATTGCTCCACTAATGTGGGGGAATAGCGGATCAAATAACGCTCGATCACTACGGTAGTATTTGACTGCGTTGCCAATAATGTGAATGAGATAAAGATCAAACATCAGGCATCTCCTAGGAACTCTAGTTTACACTCTATCCTAACAGGGAGTGACGCTACCCGTTCAACAGGTGATTTTCTGCGTATGTGTGTATCTCTCACACTGTTAGCGAACGCAATACATGTGTAGGTAGGATGGATAAAGTAGGTAAAGCTGAATTTAGAGATACCCACTGGCTTATCAATCCACGCAATCTCTCCCTGAGCGTTGATTGAGAAATGTACTCCCTCGGAAAGCTCTGTATTGACAGTTTGGAAGTCTACACCTGCATAGGCAGCGTACATGACACCCACTGTAACATCCCCTGTCGCTAGGGTAATTGTCCGAGGGATGATAGGGAAGCGCAAAGGTAGCGTGTCAGCACCATTGTCCTCAATTGTCTCCTGATACAACATCACACTGTCCAAGATCTCAAATCGATCTCCAAAACTAGGTAGATGTTCTGGTTCGAGAGTGATGTTAATCACGCCATCTCGATAACCCCCGAAGCGAGCATTCAGATATTGCCCCTCCGCCCGAGTTACAATACCCTGAACTGTTTGCGCCGAATGGTAGATTGTCCCTCCGCCATCACATACAGGACATCCCGGGTTATATTGCGTGTCAATGGATGCATCACCTGCTCCGATATAATCGAGGTCCAGGTTCAGCTCATTCGTGCGACTAGAGCAAGGGCAGGGTGCAGATTGCGTCCACCTCAGAGCCAAGCCCTTTTGCATGATCACCCTGCTCAGGTCATCATCTCTAAAATCCACACGTCCCGTGCGTAGGCTTCTATCAGGTAAGGGTAGTAGCATGACTAATCACCGTGCGTGGAAGTTTATTTTGGTGTATTTAGCTCGCAACTTCATCATCACCTCATCCAGCTCTTTTCGGAAGTTCATGAGACGCGCACCGTACCCTGCTGACGTTGAGGTTGCTGTGCTGGTAACTGCCTGGGATAGCCCATCGATGCTGATAGACTGCGCGGCAATCCCTGCACCGAGAAGTAGATCCCCAGCTACGTTGAGGGGAAGCATCGCAGATAGTAGACTGATGGCTCTGATTATGAGCGGATCAACATCAGTTGTTGTCCAACTAAATGTTAGATCACCAGTGGTGGAGGGGTTTCTTGCCTCCACGGTCATGCTCGATGGCCCAGTAGACACTACTCGTACACCACTACCTCCTTGAGCATCTGTAATGGTTATTTTAGGGTAGTGCCTACTCCTGAAGTTCTCACTCAAGGTAATCTCTACCCGTCGCTCTCCTTGAGGAATTGTCCCTGTTCCCTCATCGAAGGTATGTCCTGCTGTGTAGTTAATTGAAAAATACAGAGGAAATTTAGAATAGGGTGAGAAAACATCCCCGACCAAAAATGGAACGCCAGAGCTGAAGTGTAAACTCGCTGCCAACGTGCTATCAGGTATTAAGTTAATCTGCCCATGTAAGTGCGAGCCAATCGTAGCAAAACTGGCCGGTAGATCTGCCACTGCGTTGCTATTACCTACCCTAATTTGAAGGGCTTGAATGCTCTTCAATGGTCGATAATCAACGCTCATGTGGTAGTGGGAGTGTCTATCAATCAGGTCAACATCGTGTCGTTCTGACTCTACTCGAAAGTCATCCAGCACAATCCCTAGGTCTGCCTCTAGCATTGAGATAGACTGGGAGATGGCTGCGTCAAACAGCTCATCTGGGAATGCCGTCCCATCCTCTAACGTCAAATTAACCCCTGCGACTGTCGTGTTTCGTACCGAGGCAGGTGTTATGATGTCGTATATAGAGCGTGCCACTGCTCCCCCTCTCATGAGGGGGGAGTTGCATCACCCCTCGTCAGTTTGTTTTCGACGTTTACGTGCGCGGCGCACCTTGACAGTATCTACTTTTTGTTCCGGAGCTTCAACATTTTCCGTAGGGGGAGCTACTGTTGCTGACTCCTGGAAGTTGAATAGCCTTGGATGCTGCCTAAAAAGAGCCTCAAGCTCCTCTCCCACCTCAGATAGGATACGACCGTCTGCGCCTACTCGCATTCGATTGTTACCGAATGTGATCGACATCTCACGAGGATATAACGAATTACGTCTGCGATAAAACCACATACGGTCGCCTCCAATCAGAAGTTTTGAGTCAGGTAGTTCGCACTAATACCTGAAGTTGAACTGAACCCTGCTTGCTCAAGGACAAACATTTTTCGAGGTAGTTTCACTACAGGTGATCCGAACAACATGAGGAGGAACGGACGGATAGTTGAAGTCTCGGCAAGTGGGCGACGGATAAGGTCGAGCAATCTTACAAACTGCATTGCGTCAGGTGTATGCTGAGCAAATACGATATTGCTTGTGTTGTATTTATCCTGACCTAGGTCAACATAGTCGTCCCCGTTTCGTACACGGGCAATCAAGCGACAAGTAGCCGCTGTACCGTTCTTCTCGGAACGGTAAATGCGGAAGTAATTAACATTGTCGTCAGCAGCGAGTGTAATCGTAACGCCATTAGCATTACCTGGACCTGATGTAACACTCTGTGCAGGTGAAGTGTACACAGCAGAATGCCCTGCTTTGCCCACTGCAACGACCTTATAGATGTAATTACCCGTATCGAGTGATCCACCAATGTCAGCTGCCGTATATGTAGGTGCAGTATACGGACTAGTAGCAAACTTGAAGTTGCCGGATGCTGCCGCTGGCGCAAGGCTAGCAGTGTGGAGGAATGGAGCAGAAACAACCTGAACTTTACCATAAGGCGCAGTGATGAAGATGTTCTCTTGTCCAAAAGTGACACCCTGTGCAGGGTCACGGGTGAACATGTCATGACGGCCATTTTCTACTGATTGACGGATCAATTCAGCATGGATGCGAGGCTCAACATAGATTGTGTCAGGACGACCATAGTTAGGTGATGCATAAACCTCACCTAAAACTTCTTGAAGAAGAAGTGGGGTGGGTACTTTACCGCCCAGGTCAAGCTTTGATCCGCTATCGCTGATCTGCTTGATGATACCGTCAAAACCGTCATCGTTCAATGACTCATCACCGTGCCATAGTTGTGACTCTACCTTGCGCATAAGTGAGAGTGTGCCGCGCTCTGTCTCCTCAGCCATCGCGGAACGATTGTCCCCAATAAGGCCCACCATTGACGCGACATCACTGATTTGACGACGTTCAGCCATATATTTGACTTTGATCGACTTGCGATCATATGACGCTGAACCTGTTGCAAAATCCACACCGCCACCACCTTCATTAATGAAGGGATCAAGGTCCAGACCGTGCTCTTCAACAACTACATATTCATGAAGACTGTTTGAGACGCTGATCTTCGGGATATTTCGCCAGAGTGCGATCTCGTTCATGGTGTGGGTTGCAACAGATAGCATGCCCTCGATTGACTGAGGAACGAGAGGCGATAGC